ACAGTTGGTGTACCGAATACTTTAATTTGTACCGCTGCACCATCTGCAGGCGCAGTAACGAAAGTTACTACTTGACCACTTACAGAATAATCTGTTGTTACTGTTTTGTCTGCTGCATCTACTGTTACTCCAACGGTATCAGTTGAATCAACTGTCTCTGCAATTTCAAATTTTGTTCTTGCAGGGATAGTTGCAACGATTGCTGCACCATCAGCAGGCGCAGATGTAAATGTAAGTGATGTACCATCAACAGAAATATTTGTATCTGCTGCACCAGCTACAGTTACTGCAACTGTTTCACCAAATGCATCTCTAGAAAGTGTAAATACAGTTTTTGCTGTAACAGTAATTACAATAGCATCTGCATTGGCAGGAGCACCATATGGCGCAGTACCAGCTGCAAAATCTAATGTTGTACCACTAATAGTATATTGTACATCGGGTGTTAAAGTTACACCATCAACAGATACTGATACAGTACCGGCTGGTGTTGCACTTAACGTAATTGATGCAGTTGTACCGTCACCAGTTTCATTTTGGGTTGTAGCACCGACACCTACAAGGTTATCGGTTGCTTCCGCGACTCCGACGAAATCTTCCGTAGCATCAACAGGAGTAGATGATCCTGCAATACCAGCAACAGAGTTTAATGCACCGGCACCAATTACTCTATTTACTCTAAGAGAACTTGCATATGCAAGAAAATTCGCGGCAGTAAACCAAGACTGATAATTTTCAGATGTTGGTTTGCCGAAATACTTAACTAATTCTGTTTCAGTACTGATATTCACAATTTCGCCCACGGGCCCCCATGAGAATTTTCCTACCAATGCACCAATTGACGTTGCAACTGATGGAGTAGAAGTAGTGAGATCAATTTCTGAAACATTAACGCCTGGACTTACTTGGAATGGCATTTTTCATCTCCTCTATATTAATAGTTTTAGTTTTGTTAAAATCAACTCTTTTTGTATGTTTCATAATTTATTTATAAAAAATATGATTTAATGATCGTTACCAAACCATCTATCGCCATCTGAGTCTACAAAAGTCTCAATCTCTGCGCCAGAATGGACAAAACCAAAAGGCAACATATTTTCTTCCAACATACGTAGTCTTTCTTCGTATATTTCTTGTCTTGTATCCTTATCACATAAATCCTTAAAATAAACTTCTGTAGTCATCCACGAAAATAATATCAAAGTATCTACCATGTCATCTGTCCTATCGGCTTCTGCCTCAAACTTATGTCCTTTAGAGACAAATGATGAAAGTTCATTTATAGTTTCAAAATCTGCAATTAATAGTTTATCTTCTTCTATTAAACTTTTTAGGTTAAAACAACCTGTTTTCTTCGTTGCCTTTGTTGTTCTAATTCCTATTGTATAAGACTTACCAAACCCACCAGATATACTTTGTCCTTTTCTTGGGTCTGTTTGTACAGTAATCATATTCTCATACTCATGTTCATGATAAAGAATGTCACTGACTTGTTGTCCGACATCATTTATTTCAACCAAAATATATGCATCATTATATAGTCTAGCAACATTTTTAATAATATTTGGAAAAACTAGGGGCGGAATTTCATTGTTTCTAAATGTTGCAACTTGTTTAAACGGCATTTCTGATGCATCAAATACTGAAAATGCAGAATAATCACCCCCACGACCTCTTGCAACATCAACAGTTAAAAAATATTGATGTTGTTCTCTTGGTAAGTCGTAGTATAAAACTCCATTATTCTTTTTCTTAGGATTTTTAAATACTAGATTTTTTAATTTTGCAGTATTAATAAGTGTGTTGGTTGAACCAAGGAACTCTGTATCAAACTCTTGTTTAAACTGTTGTTCACTTGTATTCTTTATTGTCATTGCCTTCCAGTTTTCATCTCTGCCCGGCACTTCTGACCAATGTACTTCTATAGGTACATACGTATTTCTACCTTCCGTTGCATCACTCCATAGTTTATAAAAATGATTCATACCTTGTGGAGTAGATACAATAATAACTTTTGTAGATTGTCCAGATGAAATTGTAGGATAAACTGAGTTAAAAAATTCTTCTGCAAGTTCGTTCGGAACAAATGCAAATTCGTCTAGGAAAAGAATGTTAAAAGAACCACCACGAATTGCACTAGATGATGTCGCGGCGGCCATAACTTTTGCACCATTTTCTAATTCTATATTACCTTTATTCCAAACAACAACCCCTTGCTGTAACCATTTAGGTAGATGTTCATATGCCATCTGTAATCTACCCAATAATTCTCTCGCGGTTGCAAGTTTGTTTGCAAGTAGTGCAACAGAAACATCTTTATTAAATAATATGTAGTGTAAAAAGAATGCAATACATGTAATTGACTTACCAGACTGTCTACCGATTTTACAAATAGTAAATCTATTATCGTAAAAGTTTTGAACCATATTTTCTTGAAAAGGATAAAGATCAAAATTTACAAGTCCAGTATCAACATTAACAATTTTCATATATGTTTTAATAAAGTAAACAGGATCATCCATACACTTTACATATTCTTTGGCCTGCTCTTCTGTCCATTCTATATTAATTCCAGCAGCTTTTAAATTCGGATTGTTGTTATAGAATTCACTCATTCTCTATTTTTACCCTTTAACATCTCTAACAACTCATTGGTATTACCTACGAATACTGAATTATTATTAACAACTTTATTCGGGCCTTTGCCACCTTTTTCATTTTCTATTTTATTCATATCTTTTTGCAGATCCGTTAAATCCTTAACAGCATCCATATTTGCTTTCATGAGTTGTCCAAAAACTTCATATGCTCTTGGGTGATCTGATTCTTTTGCAAGTACTAAAAGATTTTCTAATGCATCTTCGCCTTTTGAAACTAATTGATATAATTTTTCTCTACGAAATTCGTAATCATTCTTAATATCATGATTTCTTTCTTCTGACGTGTCTATATATTCCAGTTCTGTATTAGACTGAATTTCTATGGGATGATAATCATCATCTTTCACTTCTAAAACTTCATTTAATTTTGAATCTATTTCTTTATCACTCATATCATTCTCCATTATTCTGGAAGGTCTGCTCCGAAACCAAAATCATTAGGTACTGTTGCAGTACTCAACTGTCGAGTTTCATTACCATCTATTTCAGAAATATTAGTAATTGCGGTATTGATAACATCCTTAGAACCCGAACCACCCCAAATGTGTCCTTTGACTGTAAATCCTAAACTCCAAATTAAAGATCTTCTAGTAAGATAATCTCCCTCATAATCATCTTGCACATCTACTGAATTTAATATGAATGGTGTGTCATTGACAACATCAAATTCAGCAACTTCTTTTATTGGTACGTTAAAAGATGGTGTAAAAAATGGAAGTATTTGTTCTAAAATTTGTGTTCCATCTTCTGCATTTTTAACCATTAACGATAATGTAAAATCTATATCATATGGTACAGGGTTATAAATAAAATCACTAGATGTACTTCCTAACTCTTTTGGTTTTCTTACACCACGAAGTTTATTTCTTTTTCTAGTAGGATCGTATGAAATCCCCGCTATTTCAAATGACATTCTAGGCAATACTATTGCGACTTCATTATTGGATGAATTTGCCTCTAATCTACTTAAAAATTTCTCTGTAGGCCCATATGACAAAGGAACTTTAATATATTTTTCTACAGCTCCAGTAGAATCTTTTCTTTCAATGGTGATATCATTAAATATTTCACCAAATGCAATTACATAATTTCTAATGGTACTTCTATACTGTGGTACTTTACCTAACATTAATAACCCTCACTAAATGGATTTGTTACTGAAAAGTCAATAATATCATCTGCCTGTGCTGATGTAGTAAATATATCATTATCCACAGTTCTATCTTGTGTATATATCAACTCCTGTGTTGCACCCAATAAATAAGAAGTATTAGACTGAGCTCCTATAACGTTGACATTACTTGTAAAGTCGCCAGTGAGATGATTTACCTTTAAAACTTTAGTGCCGGCATTCCATGTAACAACCTGTCCTTTTGCATCTGCAGTTTCTAATGTACTTCCTTGATATACTTGTTCACCAACTGTGTAATCCCCAGCACCTGTACCCAACGTCATATCAACAGAGAACATATGAGTATCTACAATATCATCAATTTCGTCAATTCCAGTATTTATAGATTCGTGCGAATATTCCCAGACTTCTGTTTGTAATCTATATACATAAATTTTACCTAATTGATAAAACGAGGCCTCATCTTCTACAAATTGAATCTCAAATATTTTATCTACTAATGGCCAGTATATTAAATCACCTTCTCTGGGAGTATCATAATCTGGTTTTTCTTCTGCAAATCTTTTTTTGGATACGACAACATTAAGTTGATCTCTAACTTCAAGTCCAAATTTAGAAAGGAAATCGCCTTCTCCTTGAAATCCATCAGTATCTTCTATATACATTTCAATTTGCCATGCAGTTTCATATTTTGATAATGTATCTTCGTTAAACACTGTGTCTGCATTAACCAAATCTCTTTTAATATAGTAAAAATCTTGCCCATGAATTTGAATGGACTCTACTACAAGATTTTCCACCAAACTTTGTTCAGAAGTAACAGATGTTGTATTAAAATATTGGTTAGTCGCCATAATATTACCCGATCATTATATCAACTGGAAGTTCATAACTTAAACTCATTTCTTCTTCAAGTCTAGTGATTTCCTCTGATGCTTCATCGATAATTCTTTGTCCATTAAAAGTAACTCCACCAGGCATTGTAACGCCTTCATACTTGGAAAGATTTTCCCCCCATTGTTTTTTAATAAGTGCTGTTGCATATCTTTTTAACCACCTATCGTTCCAAACATCTGGATATGTGTCTGGGTCAATAACTTTTGTCGCTTCTACAATAATATATTCACCTTCAGAAATTGCATCTGACCAATCAATATCTATATTCAACTTATTTAGATGTCGATTATATCTAATTTGTGGACGACCATCTAACATATCATTAACCATTTGAATGTGAGATTGTGTTAATTCATATGTTAACATTTCTGTACTTGAAAGATTATAGATATCATTTAAAAACATTTGATATCTAACATCAAACATATTCATAGCAGTTTTACCACTTTCGTATAATGGTAAAACTTGTTTAACTCCAATAATAGTGTTTGGAATAGGAATCCATTTATTTGTAATATCATCTGCAGTAATTTGATGCTTTAAAAAAACATCCTCTACTGCGTCATAATGATAATCTCTATAATATTCAAAGGCATCATCAATTCTATCTTCAACCTGTTCATCAGCAACATTAACTTGTATTACTGGTGAGCCTAGTTTTCTTAGACAATAATTTTTGAATTCAGTCCTAGTTGTAACAATTGCCATAGTCGTACCTCTTGGTTTATACGACTATTTATATGTTTTTAAGTTTGTTGTTTTATATTATTCTTATTTTTAAGTTTTGTGCTGCAAGAGATTTGATCTTTACTTTGTTTGTTGCTGGAAACTCTGCTTCATAATCAGTACCATTGATTGCTTGTTTTATCAATGCATCTGCCTGATATCCAATAGTAACACCATCTGATAGTGGAGATGTGCCAGATGCCGCATATGGCGCAATCATTAAGTCTAATGTGTCTCCAAGAACATAGTGGTTTGGATCTGTGACTGCTTGGAGTTGTGCCTTGTCCATTCTGTTGAATGACTGAGCGCCAAGAGCTTCTTGGAGTGTT